CCGGGGACAACCGCCACGAGATCGCCAGCGCGTCCGTGGACCTCGAAGTCTGTGCCCGCGTCGCCGATGCGGCCGCGGAAGCGGCTAGAATCTCCGCAAAGGCGGGCGCATGAGCAGGAGCGGGTTCGCCTTTGACACCGCCGCGCTCGATGCAGAGATCGCTCGGATCGCGCCGGACCTTGCCGACGCCCCCGAACGTGTGCGGTCGTTCCTCACGAGCGTGCAGGTCATGCTCACGGGGTCTGGCCTGGAGGCGGCCCGTCATGCGGAGATCGTGGCCCGGGACGCGCGCGGCGTGGCGCTGCTCAACGAGCAATACCGGCGCACGCGGGAAGAGCTGGCAACAGGCAGTGCACAGAAACGAATCTGTCTCGTCGATTCGGTCGCGGGATAAGCGGTCTCGCGACATTGGCTAGTACGGACGGGCTGGCCCCGTCCGGGAAAGAGAACGACCATGGCCCCCACGACATACCGCACCTGCAACGCGACCCGGTGCGCCCACTGCGGCGCCGCGCCCCCGGGATTCAAGACGACCCCACGCCCCCTCTCCGGCGACGCCCTGCGCTGGTACTTCGGGGAGAGCGACGCGGCGCTGGGGGTCCGCTCGACGCACGGCGCCTTCGTGGACATGGCCATGTCGGGCATCCAGACCGGCGGCCGCTCGAACGGCGTCGAGGCCCACGCCGTCGAGGAACACCGCCTCGCCGCCGTCGCCAAGGCCCGGTGCATCAAGGCGCGCCTCGACCGCGTCAGCGCCGCCCACGAGACCGTCCTGCGCGCGCTCTACGGGCTCGACCACTGGACCACGGCCCCGGAGTTGGCGCCGGTCCGCGCGATGCTCCAGACCGCCCTCGGCGAGCTCGCGGACGTGGCCCCGATGACCCATGTCGCCCGAGAGCACGCGGCCCGCCGGCAGGCGCACCCGGTTCCCCCGCGGCACCCCAAGGAGCGCGCCCCGCAGCGCGGGAAACCCGTCAAGCCGAAGACGCCGTCCGAGATCGCCCGCGACCTCCTGCACGACGACCCCGCGCTCGCAGGGAGCCCCCGCGGCGCCGTGATCGCCGCCGCCGCCCGGGAGGACAAGACCGAGTTGCTCAAGATCCTCGCCGAGGCGCGGGCCATGGCCACGGCCGCCCGCACGTCCGCTGGCGTGGTGGAGCTCCAGCCATCGCGGAGGGTGCGGAGCGTCCAGCTCGGCGCCCGCCCAGCGCCGCCGGCCGAGGAGTACCTTGAGCACCAGCACGCGGAGGCGCTCGCCGGTGGCTGATGTGCGCGTTGAGGGGGAGAAAGACATCGCCGAGGTGACCCAGCGGTCCGTCGCGCAGGTACGTCGTGAGGTCGCGAGCTACCCCGATCCGCTCCCCGCCTGGAAGCTCCGTGGCGCCAAGGGACGCCTGTGGGGACTGCGGAGCCGGCTTGCGGCGTGGGCGCAGCGCCACCCGGCGGACGGCGCCCCCGTCTCCGGAGAGCTGGCCGTCGTCGAGGGCGGGGAGGCGATCGGCCGCGTCGTGCGCATCCGGCCTGGACGGCTCTGGCTGTTTCTGCCGTGGACGCAGCCGGGCAAGCTGTTGCTCGACCCGCTGCCGGTGTGGCGCGGGGACGACGGGTCGCTCCGGGCGTACCGCGAAGCACTGCACGATTGGCTCGACCGGCGGAGCGAGCACGCGGGGGCAGGAAAGGCCCCGACCGCCCGGCGATGGAAGAGCCGTCTCGTCACGGCAAAGAAGCGGACGAGCGGCAAGACAGCGCCGCGGGAAACGAGGTCGGCGGCATGAGCGGCAAGGCGTGTTGCGCCCTGGGGAAACGTCTCGGGCCGGTCCGGCTCGCGGCGCTGAACGACATCCTGCGGACCCCTGGCCATCGGAGCTTCGGCAAGCTGGCGACGGAGTTCGGCGAGAGCGACAAGAAGCCGATCGAGCGCCACAAGCATCGGTGCTTGAAGGTGGGCAACCCGGAGAAGAAGCCGCTCGTGCCGCCCCCCGAAGACCTCCCGGAGGTGCGCGTGTCCCAAGGGACAGAAGGGACAGATGTTGGGACAAATCCAGGTGTCCCAACCGGCTCCACTGATACGCGCCCGCGCGCGCCCGTGTCTGGCAAGCTCGCGAAAACGAAGGACGAAAAGGTGGCCCATGTCCTGGGACAAATGGCCGCCGGTGCGTTTGACCCAGACCGCGACATCGTCCTGCTCGCGAACGAGTGGGACATGGCGCCGGGATCGGTCGCGAACATCGTGGCCGAGGCCGCTCGATTCCGCCGGATCAACCGCGGGGACGTCACCCAGATCGCCGAGCTCGCGATGAGCTACTGGCGGCGCATCTACAACAACGCGCTCGACGCCGAGCCGGAGTTTCCAGACACGAAGAGCAAGCTCTTGGCGGTGGCCGCGCAGGCGCAGGCCGGGTGGGACAAGGCCTCGGGCCTCTACGACGACGCCATCAAGATCAACCTCAACCTCAGCGCGGACCCGGGATTCCAGGCGGCGGCTGTGCAGTTCGTGGAGACCGTGCAAGCGGTCCTTGCAGACGTGCCCGCGATCACCGCGCGGGTCGCTGCGCGCCTTGGCGTTGCCGTGCCCCAAGAGGTGATCGCCGCAGCGCTCTCCGAGGCGGATGCGCTGATCGCCGAGCGAATGAACCCGAGCGAGCCGCCGGCCATGCTCACCATGGGGACCACGGCATGATCTCGCAAGCCGCGGCGTTTTCCGCCATGGGCAAGCTCTATCGGCGAAAGAGCGAGGAGCGACGGGCGCAGGCGATGGAGGTGTCCCCCGCGATCGCCGTTGGACGCGCTCTCGGGCTCGATGGCCCTCTCACGCTGGAAGCCCTCATTACCCATCCAGAGCTCGGGGCCCTTGGGGCGTCGCCCCCGCAGCTCGCGCTCATTCGAGCTGCGGACGGATGCCCCGCAAACGACCTCCTCCCGCCGTCGCGAATGGAGTTCCACTTCGGGTGTGCGCGTCTCCCCGAGAACGACAACGGGCTGATCCGTACAGGCGAACGCCTTCCGTCGGGTCGCCCGCGCATCGTCTACCTGCGGACGGGCGTCCGCGCGGGCAAGACGCTGATCACGGTCCTCGCGCTCTTGTTTTCGGTGCTGACGTGCCGATTCCGCCGTCCGCCGAAGCCCGAACTTGGAGAGGTACCCGGGCCGGACGGTCTCGTGGGCGTGCGTCCCGGCGAGCTCGTGCGCGCCGTCATCGTGGCACCGAAACTCAAGCTCGCGCGCTCGCCGTTCCAACACCTGGTCGGCACGATGCAGTCGTCTCCGCGACTCTCCAAGCTGTTCGCCGAGGCGCCGAACAAGGAGTCCTGCATCATCCGCCGTCCCGACGGCAGGCAAATCTTGATCGAGCTCGTCGCGGCGGACGCGGGCGGCGCGGGTCTGCGTAGCACCTGGCTTGCCGGCGCCATGTTCGACGAGGCGGACTTCCACGATGACGCCGACGCCGCCGTCAACCTGAAGGACAACATCGACGCGTGCCGCCCGCGCATGTTGCCTGGTGCGCAGATCTGGGTTCCGTCGTCGCCATGGGCGGAGGGTTCCCCGTTCGACAAGCTGTTCACGGAGGCGTTCAAGGCCCCTCTCGCGCACGACGAACTGGCGTTCCACTCCGACAGCCTCTCGATGAATCCCACGCTCGACCGCGAGGAGATCGCGAGAGAGCGGAGGAAGAACCCCGACAACGCGGCCCGCGAGTACGACGCGGTCCCCTTCGGCGCCGGCTCGGAGGCGTTCTATCCGGAGGACGCGCTCTCCAAGAGCTTCACGCGCACGGAGGAGCACTACCGCAGCGACGACGGCGCGCGCATCGAGGTACTGGAGCCGGCGCCCCAACACGCGCACACCGCAGGCGGCGACATGGGATTTCGCAAGAACAGCAGCGCGCTCGCCATCTCGAGAACCGAGGGCGGCCGCGTGCGCCTCTCGTTCCGCCTGGAGCTCCGTCCGCAGAAGGGGGCGAGCCTCAAGCCTTCCGAGGTCACCCGCGAGTTCGCGTTCTGGTGCATGCGGTACGGAGTTCCGGCCATCGTGGGGGACCTGCATTACGCCGACGCGACACGGGAGGAACTGGCGAAGCTCACGCGAGCGCTGGAGCACCCCGAGAAGGCCGACGAGGAACAGCGGGCCTGGGTCGCGCGCGTGCAGGGGGATCGGTATGCGCGTGACGCGCGGGTGCCGGTGTACATCGAGCACAGCACGGACCAGAAGACGACCGCGGACACGCACACGGAGATGCGCCGGCGCATGCAAGAGGGGCAGTGCGAGCTTCCCGCCGACGAGCGCATGAAAGAGCAGGCGCGCGAGACGAAGAAGCGGGCGGCTGCGGGCGGACACATCCAGATCCTCTTGCCGAAGAAGGGGATGAGCCACGGCGACCTGTGGGGCGCGACGGTCATTGCCTGCGCACTGCCGCAGATCGAGGTGGTGCCGCCGCGCCCACGGCGAGCGAATGGGACAAGCCTTCGAGGCTTCGGCGACGAGGCGCCCACGGGCAATGACCGCGGCTTCGGCGATTGAGTGATTGTGACGTACGCAGTGGCCAATTGCCGCAATCGCAAGGCGAAACAGCGCGCGCACTGAGCGATCAAGGTGATTGTCAACGGGGGCCGAAAGACGCAGCCTTTTCCTACGCTCGCGGGTGCGACTGAGGTCCCCCGCTCGCTCCCTCCCCACACCAAACGGCTCGCTCTCCCCCGGCGGGCCGTTCCTTTTTCAGGAGCTCGCGCCCTATGGCTGCCGACGGTTACGGTGATCAGCTCGCTCGGTCTGTTTCCCAGCGCATCGGTCCTTCCGTCACGAACGAGGCCGCGCTTTCCAGCGTGCCCGCCTCGCAGAAGGTGAACGGCCGCGTCTTCCTCGCGAAGGCCGAGAACTCGCTCTGGCGGTGGAACTCGACGACAAGCGCGTTCGAGCGCATCGGCGGCAACAACATGGTGCGCTACGTGCGCGGCGTCGTCGCGTCGAACATCTCGGACCTCACCGCGTTCACCGTCGCGAGCAACGACGGAATCACGTACGTGGCCGGCGATCGCGTGCTGCTCGCCGCACAGTCGACCGCGGCACAGTGCGGCATCTACGTCGTCGGCACCGTCGCAGCCGGATCCGCGCCGCTCACCCGCGCGGCGGACATGCCCGCGGGGTACGCGCTCCCGCTGGGGTCGATCATCGAGGTCGGCCCCGAAGGCACGGTCTTCAAGAACAGCACCTGGAAGGCGACGGCCACCACCACGGGCGGCGCCGTCATCGGCACGAACGACCCCGCGTTCTACCCGCGCAACTTCCGCAAGACGGTCACGCTGTCCGCTGGCACCTACACGATCGGCGCCGGCGGTGGCAGCGAGCCGCTGTTCTTGCTCTCCACGACGGCCAGCACGGTGCACGCGACACGCGACACCGTCGGCGGCACCGTCACCACCACGATCATGTACGTCGCCCCGGTGGCGTCGCGCATCGCGGGCAAGGCCGGAACGGCGGCCGTCGAGGTGCGCAGCGCGGTCGCGGCGGGCACCATCCTCAACACCGACACCAGCACGGTCTCGGTCACGATCACGAACTGGTGATCGCCCCTCGATCCTGAACCATGGCTGACGGCGCCGCCCCGCGCGGCATTCTCTCCGGGCTCGCGGCGCGCGCCGCTGCGATCGTCCCGCAGATCCGCGCGGCGGCGTCGGGCCTCACGAGCAAGCCGAGTGCCGCGCAGGCGCCCCGGCCGCTCACGCAGCACTACCTCCGACCGGCCGCAAAGAAGCCGGACGAGGTGAGCGCGATCATGCGCCAGGCGGACACTGGGTACGTCTGGCAGCTCTGCGATCTCCTCGAGGACCAGCGAACGCGGGACTGCCACCTTCAGACGGTGTGCTCTCGGCGCGAGCGCGCGGTCGCAAATCTCCCTTGGCAGGTCATTCCGGCGAGCGATCGGCCACGCGACCTTCGCGTTGCCGCGTGGGTCGAGGACGTCCTCCGTGCCCTCGGCAACGAGCGTGTGGACGGCGAAGACCTCCGCGGGCTCTCCGACACCATCACGCACCTCAATGCGGGCACCATCCACGGTCACGGCGCCGTGGAGATGCTCTGGAAGCGGAATGGCCGCTATGTCGTGCCGGTCGGCTCAATGCCGATCGCGCCCCGCCGATTCATCTACGATCCGAGCGACGCGCGTCTGCGCTGGTTCGACGTGATGGGCGGGTCGTCCGAGAACCCGTACCCTGGCAAGGATCTCCTTCGGGACTTCGCGGAGGGTCGGTTCCTCGTGAACCGCCCGCGCATCAACGGTGCCGTCGGCTCGCGCGAGGGCTTGATCCGGGATCTCGTCTGGGCGTCCCTGTTCCGCACCTGGCTGATCGCCGATGGGCTGAAGCTCGCCGAGCTCGCGTGGAAGCCATACCGCCGCGGCGAGTATGGGAACAGCGCGGGCGAGGACGACATCGTCGATCTTGAAGCGGCACTCCAGCAGCTCACCTCGAACGGATGGACGACCTACAACAAGGACAAGGTCGGCATCATCATCGAGTACGCCAAGAACCGCACCGCGGGCGACGGTGGGCTCCACATGGCTTTCGCGCGGTTCCTCGGCGAGGAGATGAGCAAGGTCGCGACCGGCCACACGCTCACCGTCGAAGAAGGTAACCGCGGCACGGCGCGCACCGCTGGCACTGCCGAGAACGTCTCTGCCGAGGTCCGCGACATCGACGCTCGCGGCGACGAAAGCGTGATCCAGCGGCAGCTCGTCGCGCCGCTCGTCCGGTACAACTTCGGCAAGGTTCCTATCCCCACTTTCCGCTTCGTCACCGAGCAAGGCGGCGACGTCGAGACGATCGCGCTCGCGATCGAACGCATTCGTGGCAAGGGCGGCACGATTCCTCTGCCGCTGCGGTGGATCTGGCAGATCCTCGGCAGTCCTGAGCCCGACGAGGGAGAAGCGCTGCTCGGCGGCGGCGTGTGGACGCCCCCCGGCAAACAGACCACCGCGCCTCAGGCGCCAGCGAACGACACTGAGGGGCCTGACGTGAGCGAAAAGGCGATGGCCCGCATGGTCCGGATCTATGCGGTCGACGCTCTTCTCCGTGAGGCGGGTGTGCGCCTTCCAAAAGGCCACCAAGGAGTCGCGGCGTGAAGTCCGTTCGTCACCGCGATGGCCAGCCCGAAAGCCAGATCGAGGCGTTCGGGCTGCGCATCCACATCGACCGCCACGAGGGCACCGTTCTGGAGGGGACTGGCCCCGACGGCGTCCCGTACCGCGTCGAGCAACGTGTGCCGTACGGGTACCTCCCCGGCGTGAAAGGCGATGATGGCGAACCGTATGACGTCTACGTGGGCCCGGAGCGCACCGTGGACCGCGTCCACGTCGTGCGTCAGATGAAGGCCGGCAACGGCCGCTACGACGAGCAGAAGGCGATGCTCGGGTTCGCGAGCTCCGAAGCTGCGGAGGAGTGCTTCCGCGCGCACACCCACCCCCGGATGTTCGGGCGCATGGGCTCGCTGTCACTCGACGCGTTCCGCGCGCAGCTTGCGGCACACCCCGGTGGCGTGTTCCGCGCCGAAACCGACGAGGACGCGGACGAGCTTGCCGAGATGCAGGCTGCCGAGACGGAACTGCGCGAGGCCGGGCTCCTGCCCTGAAGGACTGCCATGCTGATTCCCATCGACCCAAGTCCGGCCACGATCTGCGCGGAGGGAGTCAACCTCCTCACGCCACTCGTGACACGCGGCACGGCGCTCGCCCTGTTCGTGCAACGCGCGCACTGGGCCACGCGCGGCGAAGCGTTCGGGCCATTCCATGCGCTCTTCGGCGAGGTCTACCAAGGTCTCGTGGAAGCGGTGGACGACATCGCTGAAGGAGCCGCCGCGCTGGGCGCTGCAGATTCGCTCGGCGCCGCGACGGAGATCCCGGTGCGCGAGCTTCCGTCCCTGGACGGACTCGAGCTCTGCGGTCCGATCGCCACAGGGCTGAAGGACTTCCTCGGCGCGGTCTATGCCGCGTACGCGCGGTGTGAGGAGATGGGCCTCGTCGCGGACGCGGGCATCCTGCAGGGCGTGGCCGTCGGCGTGCGCAAGCTGGGCTGGAAGGTCTTCTCGCACACCCTGAAGGCTCCGCCGCGTGGCTGACGAACCCACCAACTTCCCGAAGGCCGGCGACGACAAGCCGGTAAGCCTTCGGAATAGCGCCTATCCGCGCTTCGACTTCGCGTATGCACAAACGCTGAAGGAAAAATCCCCCGACGTCTGGGCGCTGGGCGGCAACATCCGGGGCAATCAGCAGTTCGAGCTCCTCTCCCGCGTGCTCCGTCAAGGCGGCAAGCCAGCCAATCGCGCCGAAGAAAAAGCCGTCCGACTGCGCGAGGCGTGGGCGGCGCGGCACTACGAAGATCATCAGGTCCCGGGCGTCGTCGCGCAGATCAAGTGGCTTGTCGTCGGGAAGCTCGGAGAAGAGAAGATGAAGGCGCTCATCAACGCCGAGAAGGAGAAGGATCGTGGACAAGGTCCAGGCGCAGAGGAGCGCGTCGCGCCTCCCGAATCGGCCGGAGACGGAGGGCATGCTGCACCGGATGGAATGCTCGTGCGGACTGCCGTCGTGCTCGGTGTGCGGCGCGAGCCTCGCCCGACCAAGGCCAACCAGGACCGCATGCTCGTCGTCGTCGACGCCGTCGCCAGCACCGAGGACATCGACTCCCACGACTCCATCCTCGCCTGCGACTGGGACCAAGACGGCCGACTGAAGCGGTACGAGTCGAACCCCGTTCTTCTGTGGCAGCACGGGCGGGACCCCGCGCAGCGGCCCGCGATCGGGCATGCGGAGAACGTGCGGTGTGAGCGCGCGAGCGCAGGCAAGGCACAAGGCGCCTACCGCGAGCCTGGCGGACCGCCTCCTCCTCTCACGGGGCGCGAGCTCCGGTTCTCCGCGGTGTTCGACGACACCACGGAGTTCGACCGGGAGATCGCCGCGAAGTTCGAGAAGGGCGTGCTGCGCGCGTTCTCCGTTGGCTGGAAGGCCGGCGAGGCCGACGTCCAGATCATCGACGGCAAGGAGATCGTCATCTTCAGCAAGAACGAGCTCCGAGAAATCTCGCCAGTGAACATCCCCTCCAACGCTTTCGCGCTCGCGGGCGGGGTCGGGCGCACGCAGCGCGCGATCACCGCGGCCGCGCGCGAGATGGCCCGAGCCGCGGGCGGCCCCGTGGCCATGTCCGAAGTCCTCGCACGTGTTGTCGCGTCCTCCCAAGAGCGCGCCGCCACGCCCAACCATCAGATCTCGCCGTCGGAGACGCCTGTCGCGTCCACCGCGCACGGCCCCGGAGACATCCCCATGACCCAGAAGATGATCGATCTGCCCGAAGGCGCCGTGCGCGCCGTGAAGGGTGGCGGCGGCACGTGCTCCGTCACCTGCCCCAACTGCGACAAGAGCTTCGACATGAGCATGAAGGCGCTGCCGATGCCCGAAGACAAGGCCGCCGAGCTGGCGCAGGCGCGCGCGGCGCTCACCGAGCAGACGGCGCTCGTCACCGCCGAGCAGAAGCGCGCCGAGGGCCTGGAGACGCGCCTCGCCGAGACCAGCGCGCGCCTCACCACGATGCTCCTCGACAGCGCCATTCGCGAGATCGATGCCCGCGTGGGCAAGAAGATCGAGCCGTCCGAGCGCGACGAGGAGATCGACCTCGCGCGCACGTTCCTCGCGGACACCACGCCGGATCCCGAGAGCCTGAACGCGGACAAGGTCCCGACGCGCACGCTCGGCCAGAAGAAGCTCGCAGCGCGCCTCGCGAAGATCGACGGCCGGCGCGACCTCGGCCTGCTCGGCCCCGCGATCACCACCACGACGACGCTCACCGAGCCCTCCACGCAGGTGCGCGCGATCACCGACACCACCGCGACCCCGGTCGCCACGAACGGCGGCTTCACCCGCGGCGGCGAGGCCGCGGCGTCCCTCCTCGACGAAGCTCCGGCGGCTGCCTGAGCGCTGACACCCACCACCTCCAACTTCAAGGATCACGACCATGGCAGTCCGTCCCCACGAGCGCATGGACCGCGCTCTCATCATGACGTTCACCGACGCCTCGCAGCCCGCCTTCACGAAGGGCACCGAGGTCAAGTTCAACGGCAGCGACACGCTGCTCGTCGCGACCAGCGGCAGCGACGCGGACGCGATCGGCATCATCACCCAGGCGAATGCGGCCGGCCGGCCGGCGAGCGTCGCGCTCTACGGCACGAACGGTATCGTCCCGGTCCTCGTCGGATCCGGGGGTGCCACGCGCGGCAAGCAGGCGGTGAATTCCAGCACCGGCTTCACCGACGCGGCGGCGAACGGCGGTGGCACGACCGCGCAGTACATCCGCGGGACGTTCATGCAGAGCGGCGTGCAGAACGACCTCGTCGGGCTGTACCTGGGTGCCAACCCCTCCAGCGTGAAGGCCTGATTCTTCGCGCGTCGCGCGGCCCCATCGCACGCGACGCCCCCCACTTCAACCGATCCAGCGGCCGTCGAGCGCGCGCCGCACGGGAGCTCTTTTCCATGAACGCGTATCTCGACATCCCCGACGCACACACCCAGTTCCGCGAGTACACGCCCGCCGACATCGGCCGGCTCCAGCGCACCATGCGCGCGCGGGAGTTCCTCGCGACGCAGGAGCGGTTCCACGGCGCGATCCAGACCTACGAACGCGTCGCGGCGGTCCTGCGCACGAACCCGCACGCGAAGATCAACGGCAAGGACCGCGAGGTCTACGACAAGATCGCCGAGGCGCAGCGCGCGCTCGTGCAGATGCGCGATGTCGCCGGCACGCCGCCGCACGTGGACGCCTCGCTGTCCACTCTGAGCATCCGGTTCCAGAACGAGGACTACATCGGCACGCAGATCATGCCGATCGCGACCGTACCGAAGCAGAGCGACAAATACTCGGTCTACTCGGACCGCGATTACCTCGCGTACCCGTCCGCGGACATCGGCCCTCGCGGCGAGGTCCAGCAGCTCTCCACGAACATCGACCAGTCGGCGAGCTACTTCTGCGCGGGCAAGGCGCTCGAAGAGCCGGTCGACATGGACAACATCTCGAACGCGGACGCCCCGCTCGATCTGCTCGGGAACGCGAACTACAAGGCGAACGACGGCCTGGAGTGGAACCGCGAGAAGGAGATCGCGTCCGTCCTCACGACCACGGCGAACTACGGCGCGAACTACAACACGCTCGCCGCCGGCTCCGAGTGGGATTCGGCCACCGGCGGCGAGCCCGTCAAGACGATCCAGGACGCAGTCGGCGCGTGCCTCGGCGGCCCCGGCCCGACGGAGCTCGTCGGCTGGTGCGGCTACAACGTCTACAAGGTCCTCGCCCGCCACCCCGAAGTGCGCGAGCTCTACAAGTACACCGGCTCGGGCCTCGCTTCGCCGCAGCTCCTCGCGGGCATCTTCGGCCTCGACAAGCTCCTCGTCGGCAAGGCGTGGCAGGACACCGCGAACATCGGCCAGACGATCTCGCTCGATCGCATCTGGGGCGAGTACTTCGGCGTGGCGCGCGTGTCGAAGATGCCGAAGAAGGACAACTACTCCTTCGGCTTCTGCTTCGACTGGGAGGGCAAGCAGACGGTGGTCACCTACGACCAGCGCAAGGGCCGCCGAGGCCAGTACATCGTGAAGGTGTCGGACGCGTGGGTGCCGAAGGTCGTGGCTGCGCGCGCGGGCTTCCTCATTGGCAACACCCTGTCCTGATCCAGATGGCCAGAACCAAGAAAGACGAGGTGGCGTCGAAGGCTTCCACAGCCCCGGCGCCGACTCTCACCGTCGGCACGGAGCTCCTTCGTGCCGAACCGCCCGCGCTCGGTGTCGTGCAGACCATCGAGGGCGACCGCGTCACGCTCCTTCTCGCGGAGGGAGGCGGCGAGATCGTCGTCGGGCTCGACGCGATCGATGTGGGCGCCGGAAGCTGGAGCGACGCGCCGATCCCGCCCATCGACTCGCAGGTGGAGGAAGCGCCGCCTTCGAAGCCGGTCGATCTCGTGACCGCGGATGTCCCTCGCGAGGATCCTCCCCAGGGGGTCGGCAAGGTCGACGCGGAGCCTTCCGTGGCCATCCCGGACACGCACGAGCTCGCCATGTGGGTCGGCCTCGGTCGGTTCTCGGGCGTGCTATACACCTACCCCGATGGCAAGGAACGGCCGTTCTGCGTCGGCCCCACGCTCGGGTACTTCCCGAAGACGTCGGTGGGCAAGCTGAAGGGTCAATTCGAGCGCCATCGGCCGAGCTCGGAGGGCACGTCTGCCCCCGCTGCTCCCAAGCTCTCCGCCGGCCATGTCCCCGTGGAAGGACACGTGCTCGCGCGCTGGACGGGCCTCGGCCGGTTCTCGGGCAGGTTCTACAGCTTCCCGGCTCGCGAAGAGCGGATGTACTGCGTCGGCCCGACGGTCGGCTTCTTCGACGAAGCCAGCGTGAAGAAGCTGGCCGGGCACTTCGAGAAGCTCTGACCCGTGCGCGTTCTCTACGCCGACTTCTCCCCGGGCTACGCCTGGGACGGGCGCGACCCGGAGGCGCTCGAAGCGGCGACGGCGACGCAGGCTTCCACGCGCACCGTCAACACGTTCGACGCGGCCGTGGTGACCGCCATGGACGCGCTCCCTCGCCGGGTCGCGCTTCTCGTGGGGGGCACCACGCCTGCGCACGCTCCGGCCTACGCCGACGTGACGGGCACCGTGGACGGCGTCACGGTGACCGAGCGCGTCTACCTGCCGACCACCTCGGCGGGGGCGCGTACCCGGGGCGCCGTGAGCTCGCGGAAGGCCTTCGCGGGGACAGACCTGTCGATCACCTATCCCGCTGGCTCCGGCACGGGCGGTATGGTCGCGATCGGTTTCGGGCTCGCCGAGAAGGTGGCCGACCTTCGCGCCGTGATCCCGATCGAGACGTGGCTGGAGGCCTTCCGCCTTCGGTCGCAGTCGTACATCCAGCTCGACACGATCGCGATCGACGAATTCGTAATCGGGGCCTCGGGCAAGATCGACGGCGCGCTCGGCGCTCCGAACGGCAACTACGTGGTGCCGTTCCCGCTGAAACACCTCGGCGACGTGGCGCGCATCACGCGCGACTTCGCGCTCTCCGAGGCCGGCAAGCTGCGGCCGAGCACGATCCAGGTCGATTACGTCGCGCTCCGAAAGGACGCGCTGGCGGACCTCGAGAAGTTGCGCGAGGCGCTCGCGGGAATCGGCGAGGCGCCCCCGGACCCCGCGAAGAACGTCGGCGGCAAGGTGGGAGCAATCGGCGACAACGCGGCCGAGGATCCGCCGCAAGGCTTCTTCGACAACATGGGCGACTACGCGTGAGCCGCCCACACGTCACCGCCGGCGACGTCCCCTCCGCGCTCTTCCCCTCTGACAACGAGTTCGGGATCCCCGTTCTCGACGTCGAGAAGCAGGCGGAGATCATCGACGCCCCGGTCACACGATGGGGCCGCGAGACGCGCAAGAGCCGGATGCGCGGCACGTGGCACTTCTACACGGACGACTATCGGTTCTCGGCGCTCTGGGCGCGCCCACAGGACCTCGTGAACAGCGGCTGCGTCTCGGCGATCGAGTGCAACTTCTCGGTCCACGCGCAGACGCCCCGCGCCGTCGCGATCTACCGCACGTTCCAGAAGCGTTACCTCGCGCGGCTCTGGCAGGCCCACGGCGTGCGCATCGTGGTGGACCTCAACGTCGCCACGGAGCACGCGATGGCGGCGGAGCGAGCGGGCTGCGTGCCCACGTTCCTCGTGTACGGCGGCGGCAAGGCCGTGCGCGCGCACACCGAGCGGCGCGGGTGGATCTGGATTCCTGAGGAGGCCGACAGGCGAAGGGCATGGGTCGCAGATCTGGAGCTGGGGGCGGTGGCGGCGGCGGGCGGGGCCGCGCTCCGCTTGAAGCCATCCCCACCCGGACAGGGACCTACCGCCTAGCTCTTTCGGCGCTCGACGACGCCACCGGACCACGCTTCGGCCCGAACGGCGTCGGGTTCGACCAAGGGCGCCTCGATCGGGTCAAGGCCGAGCACGTGAGCGGCAAACAGATGGTGCCGATTCGCGTCGTGGTGCAGCCGAGCGGCCGCGTGCTTGTGGCCGACGGCCAACACCGACTCCAGGCAGCTCGGGCGCGCGGCGACAAGTGGATCGACGCGCGCGTCGAGATCGTTCGCGGTCGAGGATGATCATGAAAGAGCTCGAGGTCGCGCTGGAGGACGCAGAGGCGCTCGACGCCAAGATCGTCGGCGGGCTCCAGCGTGTCGTCGGTCACGCGGTGACCACGTCCACGGCGAAGGCCCGCAGCGAGCACCGCTGGCAGGACCGCACCGGCGCGACGCGCAACAGCATCGTCGGCCAGGTCACCGACACCGGCAAGGGCGCGGAGGGCCGCGTCGATGTCGGCGAGAACGCGGCGCGACTCGCGACCGGGACGGCGCCACACGTCATCACCGCGGGCGAGCGCAAGGTCTCCGGCGGGCGCGACGCCGCGGGCCGGTTCCTGAAGGGCTCCACGCGTCCCGGGATGCTCCGCTTCCAGGTGGGCGGCCAGACCGTGTTCGCTCGCTCCGTGAACCACCCCGGCACGAGGCCAGACCCCTACCTCGACCAGGCTGCCGAAGCGGCCGGCGAGGATCTCTTCGCGGCGACCGAGCAGATGCTCGACGAGTTGCTGGACGGCTGAGTGGACGCGGCGGGATTCGAACCCGCATGCCCGCTGTTGCGGGACCCCAGTCGCTTTCGCGTTCTCGGGGGGCTTTGCCGACCTTCAGCCCATGTCGCGCCCGTGAGGTGGAGTTCATAGCATGAGCGACGCGATCGGCATCCTTTCTCTGCCGGTGACGGCGCCGGTTATTGCGCCGCCGCACGAGCGCACGCTGGCCCCCGGCGATCCGGCGCTCGTCCAGATTGGCAGTTTCCTCGCCACCGTGCTCCAGGCCGACTGCGGCGCCGCGTGGGAGGCCCTCGACCCCGGCCGGCGCGACGAGCCCGGTGCAGTAGATGGCACGCGCACAGGCACCAACGTCGTCCGCCGCGTCCTCTTCTCCGATCCACGTCTCGGGTACTTCGAGCCGCAGGACCTCCCCGCGCTGTTCGTGTGGCGCGCTCCCAAGGGCGATCATCGTCGGTTCAAGGCGGACTCCTACCGCCGGTACTGGTCTGTAATGGTCGCGTGGCTTCCGCCGCCGACCGAGGCTGACCCGCAGCGGCGCGAGCGCGACACCTTCGCCGCGGCGATCGTGAGCAGTCTTCACCGGGCGATCGTCTTCGGGCGACACAAGGCCTGGATCCGAGACACGGACCTTGCGGCGCCGACCGGCCTGCTCGCGGATCCCGTCGCGACGACCACGAGCGAGCAGACGATCACGACCTTCGACGGCACGCTCACGCTGCCGCTCGCGCCCGGTCGACCACTCCAAATCTCGACCGCGAGCGCGACCAACGCCTACAACACCACGGATCCGATTCTGGTCACAGGCGGACTCGACGGCGGCGGCACGCACACGGACAAGATCTACCTCACCGACCCCAACGGCGGAGAGACGGTGGTCGGAACGTGGTCGTTCACCGAGCCGACCGAGGTGGTGATTCCGGCACAACTGGCCACCACGGGCGCGCTCACGTTCGGCTTCTACGACTCCTTCGATGTGCGGCTCGGGAGCCTTGTGCAGCGCGCGGCCGGCCTCACGCAATTCCGCCTGACGAGCATCGCGACCGCGCCGATCCGCGTCGCTCAGCCGAACGCCGATCCGCAGATGTTCGTCGCGGCCGAGTGCACGATCGAGACGGCCGAAGAGATTGAGATCGACCTCGACGAGCACGGCGAAGCGCTCGCGGATCCAGCCACTGCGCCCGGCCTCGATGCCGTGTTCGCGCAGGGCAACAACGACCCTTTCAATTCATTCAGCCTCTAGCCCCCCAAGGCCTCAATGAACAAGCCTGTGAAGCTGCGCGTGCGGCCGAACCCGTATTTCACGCTCGACGCCTTCGGTATGCCCGCAGGCCTCGTTTACGCCGACACGACCGTGAGCCGCCCCGGCTTCATCGGCGCGACGGTCACGAAGCGCGACGCCGACAACAAGGAAAACAAGGCGCGCGAGCCGATGTATCGCCGGCGCGAGTTGGTGATCGCGTACGCGAAGGGCGCGGTCGAGATCGTCAAGACGCCGCTCCACGTGGATGCCGTGCGCTCCGGCGCGCTCCTCGCCGAGGACAAGGAGACGGCGCGCGAGTGCCGCATCTGGTTCGTTGAGCCCGAAGAGGCGCTGAAGCAGGCGCAGAAGAAGGCGATCGTGGACTGGCGCGCTTCGCACGGTGAGGACCCGCCCTTCGACAAGTGGGCCGATGCCGTGAACCCGCCGCAGCCGGACAAGACCGCCGCGGCGCCCGAGGAGGAGCTGCTCGCGAGCCCCTTCCTGACCCCCGAGATGCTCGCCGCGCAGGCGACGAAAAGCGCGGCTCCCGCCGCTGAGGTGAAGTGATGGGCAATCCGATCGGCATGGTCTTCGAGCTGTCGCCGACCAACAAGCTCCCGCAGGTCGCGCTCAAGAGCGTCTTCGGCGTCTCGGCGACGGGCGCGGCGCAGATCCGGTATCTGCTCCTCGTCGGTGCCTGTGCGTCCGGCGGCGGCACGCTGACCGCGAACACCCAGGTCAAGGAGCTGGTCAACCCCGGCGACGAGGAGGCGCTCACCGGCGGCACCGGCAACGAGCTCTGGCGCATGGTCCAGATGGCCCGGCGCGCCGACCCGTACGCCAAGATCAAGATCGCCACCGTCTCGCAGTCGAGCACCGCGGCGGCGACGGCAACGGTCACCTTCGGCGGCTCGTGGACCGCGGCGAGTTCGGGCCCGCTGCTCTATCGGATCGGCGGCTGTCCGATCCAGGTGTCGATCCTCTCGACCGACACCGCGACGACCGCGGGCGACGCGCTCGTGGCCGCGATCACCGCAACGCCGGCGTGCCCGGTCACCGCGTCCAACAACGCGGGCGAGGTGACGCTCACCGCGAAGAGCTACGGCACGCGCGGCAACGACCTCATCGTCTGGCAGGACGTTTCGCTGAAGCCGTCGGGCCTCACGTCCACGCTCGCGGGCGGGGCCTCCGTTGCGTCCGGCGGCGTGCGGTTCACGGGCGGCACGGCGACGGAGGACGTCTCGACGTTGTTCAACACGACGCTCGACATGGAGTCCTTCTGGACGGGCGCGGCCGCGATCATCGACGCGACGAACCTCGCGCGCATGGAGACCGCGCTCGACACGCGCTGCGGGCCCACGAAGCGCCGGTTCGCGAACCTCGTGTTCGGCTCGACGAAGGCGTTCGCCTCGTCCACGTCGCTCGCCCAGACGACGCTCGACAACGTGCGCACGATGATGCTCGACGACGAGGAGGGCGAGACGCCCGGGGAGGAGCAGGCGGCCTTCGTCGCGGCGCTTCGCAACGCGATGGAACAGGAGAACCCGAACACGAAGTTCGACTTCTGGCCGGTCCCCTTCGTCCCGCAAGAGGCAGCCTCCAAGCGCAAGAGCGAGACGCGACAGATCGCGGCGCTCGACGTCGGGCTCACGCCGGTCGTCACGTACAACGGCGCGGTCACGATCCCGCGCTTCATCACGACGCGCTCGCTCAACAGCGCGGGCGCCGCGGACGACGGCACGATCGACGTCGGACAGGCGCGCACTCCGGACGTGATCAACGAGGAGATCGGTGCGCTGTGGCAGGGGTACACCGACGCGCTGGACCCGCGCGCGCACCACCACCTCCGCAACAACCCGGCCCCCGGCGAAGAGGCGGACATCCCCGCGGGCGTCACGTACCCGAAGGACTGGCAGCAACAGGTGCAGGCCTACATGAAGGGCCGCGAGGCCGCCGGGTGGGTCACCGAGGTCGATTCGCACCCGACCGTGGTCAACATGCATCCGACCGCGAGCACGCCCCGGTTCGTGCAGTACACGCCGGTCATCGTCGCGCCGCAAACCCACCAACTCGAGGGCACGATCGCGCAGACGAAGTTCGTCGCGACGTGAGGGATTGAACCATGGGACAGACCGCAAACGCGATCGTCAAGATCGACGGCATCAAGGTCGCCGAGATGACCCAGGCGACCGTGTCGAACAAGGCCAACGGTCAGCTCATCGTCACCGCCGACGATGTGATCAAGAGCCGCGGCAAGGCGACCGGCGAAGTGAAGTTCGACACGGTGTACGCCGTGGGCGGCTCGCGCTTCTCCGTGAACCGCGCCGTCGTCGAGCACACGTGGTGCACCGTCACCATGCAGCTCGACGGCGAGATGCTCGTGATCGAGGGCACGTTCGACGGCAGCGACACGAAGAGCGAGGTCGCGAAGGGCCAGACCGACGGCTCGCACAGCTTCTCTGGCGCCATCCGGGTGATCACGGCCTGATGGGCAAGTTCGCCGACATCCTCCCGCTCGTGCTGGAGGGCAACCGCGCGCGCGACCCCGCTCGCGTGACGTTGCTCGACGGCAAGACCGAGCTCGTGTGCGACCTCCGGCTCTTGATGCCAGAGGACGACGCCGAGATCGAGAAGGGCGCCGAGGAGTACGCGCGCGCGAAGGGCGTGAAGGAACCGCGGCCCGGCAACGGCCAGTACGAGCGCGGGCTCATGCTCCACGCGCTCCGTCTGGCCTGCGTCGACCCGGACGTAAAGGACCGCTTCGAGCCCTTCTTCGCGAACGTCGCCGAGATCGAGAAGCACCTCGAAGACGGGCGCATGGCGCTCCTGTTCTTCCAGCAGCGTGCGTTCCAGAAGAAGGTCAGCCCGAACCCCGGCCGCGACCAGAAGCCGGAAGACTTCCTGCGGCTCGTGTTCGAAAGCACGCTCGCGGAGGAGGAGGGGCGCGATCCCGCGCTCCCTTTCGTCGATTTGCCACGCGGCATGCTGATCGCTTTTTCGGTGCAAGCGGTACGCACGCTCTCCGCGCTCCCCCTTTTCTCGTCGCTGTCTGGATCGGAGAAGCGGGCCTCTGGGGAGAGTTCTACAAGTTCTGCGACGAGCTGAGGAAGCAGAAGATCATCCCGTGAAGGCTGCCGATCTCAAGCTCGCGAGCGAGCCGCCGCGCGTGCTCACGCTCGGCCCGCGCGCGTTCTCGTCGCGGTGGAAGGGCCGGCCGACGGAGCCCGTGCGGATCGGCCTGCGCATCGCGAGCGCCGAGGAGCGCCTCTCCGCGGGCGCGCAGGCGACGGCGCGCGCGTGCACGTTGCTCCCGCGCATCCCCGCCACGGACGTGCGCTGGAAGGCGACGTTCGAGGTGTGCTGGATCCACTACCTGCTCGGGATGGTGATGACCTCCCCGGGCGACGTGAACGCGCCCTGGAGCGACGCGCAGGACGGCACCGTGATGCTCGCCGACGCGGACCCGAGCGAGGGTGGCCCGGCGGCCGCGGTCTCGACGTGGTTCACGGACGAGGGCATCGCCCGCCTGTGGGACGAGTACGAGGCCCTCACGATCAAGCACTCCGAGGTGTGGCCCGAGCTCCCGCCCGACGCGGTGAAGCGGCTCGGAGAGCGTCTCGCAGACGGCTCGTTCTTCGCGAACCTCGATGCGGCCGCGCGCGAGGGCAACGGCGAAGCGCGTGACGTCGCCGCGCAGCTCCGGCGGCTCCTCTCGTACGTGGTCGACCTCCGCACGAACGGCCGGCAGAGCGCGGTGGATTGATGGCTGTCGAGCGCGAATACCGCGTCACGATCTCGGGCGTGCTCAGCCGCAGCACCGCGGCAGCGTTCGGCGAGATGATCGCGGACGCGACGCGCGCGAAGAAGAAGATCGACGAGATCCTCGGCGCGCCGAGCAAGGGCGTCGCGAGCGCCGCCAAGGCCGAAGGAAAGGCCCGCGTCGACGAGGCGCAGAAGGCGGCGCGCGAGCTGGAGCAGATCCGCGAGCGAGAGAACAACGCGATCCTCCGCGACGTCGAGAAGGTCGCGCGCGCGAAGGAAAAGGCGGCGCGCGAGGAGCAAGCGCTCCAGGAGAAGTTGGCCCGCGCGACGGCGGCGCGCAACCAGAAGATCGCGTCCGATGCGCTCGGGTACATGCGCAAGGCGGCTGGACAAGCTGCGCGCGTGGCCGGCGAGGTCGTGAGCGGCCTCGGCATCGACATGAGCCTCCAGGGGGGCGTGGCGAAGGCGGTGAACCTGGAGAAGATGGCCGTAGCCATCGTGAACGCAGGCAACCGCGGAAACGGCAGCGCGGCGCAGCGCAACACCGAGGTCACGTCGCTCCAGACCACCGCGCGCGACATCGCCGACAAGTACAAGATCGACGCGACGCAGGTGCTGAGCGGACTCGGTCAGTACCAGGCGCTGACGGGCGACCTCGACACCGCGAAGGCGGGGCTCGAAGGGCTCGCGCGCCTGTCGAAGGCGTTCAACGTCGACCTCGACAAGATGGTCGGCGCCGCGGGGCAAGTCGGCTCCGCGATCGGCGAGGTCGGCAAGGAGTTCGCGTCGCCCGAAGAGAAGGCGAACGCGATTCTGAACGTGCTGAAGCAGGCGACCGCGCAGGGCCAGGAGGGCGCGATCGAGATCTCGGACCTCGCCACGCAGTACGCGAAGCTCAAAGCCGCAGGCATGCGCTTCGAGGGGAACACCGGCGCGAACATCTCGAAGATGAGCGCGCTCGCCCAGCTATCCTATCAGACCGGCGGCGCCGGCAGCGTTCGGGAAGCCTCGAACGCAATCATGGGATTCGTGAACACACTGGCCACTCCGGCACGTCGTCGCGAGTTCAAAATGGCCGGCATCGCCATCGAGAACTCCAAGGGGCAGTTCCTCGATCCGTACGAGATCATCCGGCAGTCGCTCAAGAAAACCGGCGGCGACCGCGACAAGATGAACGCCTTGTTCAAGAACGTGGTCGGCGCAAAAGCCATTGAGACGTTCTCGAATGCATATCGGAACGCAGGCGGCGGCGACATGGGAATCAAGGCCGTGGACGCGCAGATTGCGCGGTTCGGCGGCACGGTCACCGACGATCAGATTCAGGAGAACCTGAAGCGCGCGCTCAATACCAAGGCGAGCCAAGCGCAGGGCGTACAGAACGAGTGGGACCGCATGAGCGCGGAGGTGGGCAATGACCTGGCCCCAGCTCTCCGCGATCTTGCCCCGCACGCGATTGAGGCGGCCCGCGGTCTGGCCGAGGTTGCCGGGATGGCGGCACGCCATCCAGAGGCGGCCATCGTGGCCGCACTTGTGGCATCCATCGCAAAGGCGGCCATCGGTGAAACCGTCGGGAAGGCCCTCGGAAGCGCCATCGGATCCGCGGCCGCGCCAGCGGGCCTTGCTATTGGCGCGCTTGCAATTGCGGCGGCCGCCGCCGCCGCCGCGATCGAGGATTACACATCCAAGTCCAACGCGGAAAAAGGGAAAAGCGATAAGGACGCGGCTCTCGTCGCCAAAGCAGAGAAACAACTTCGCGACACGGGCAAGATCGACAAGGACACGATCGACGAACTCGCGCAACGACGTGCAGAAATCGAAGGGCAGCGCACGGCGCTGAGGACGGGTGGAGTCGACGAACTTTCGTACACACAGATCCTCGCCGCCAAGGTGAAAGGCGGTGCGGATCAGGTCGCAGCGGGAGAAGGGGCCACCGCTGCGGCGCGCGAGGCCGGCGCCGACAAACTTGATACCCTTGCGACGAAGATGGACCAGCTCATCGCCCAATACAGCAAGCCGATGCGCGTCCACGTGGACAACGCCGCAGACATTCGCGGTCAAGCACCGGGGCCCAATGTTGATTCTGGTGCTCGTTCGGACGGCGTTCGATGAGTGCCATCAGCCAACTGTCGGTCGCTTCACACGGCGGCATTCAATTCCCATACACGGAATTGCGCGTGTCCCTGTCGCAGCGGCATCACGTGCACATCTACGTGCACACGCCCGGCGGCGCTGTGGAGAAGCTCGGGAGGGCGCTCTATCAATGGGACTTCACGATTCCGGCGCACGACACGCTGCGGCCCCCGTTCCAGAACTTCTACTCGAAGGATCTACCACGGCTGTGGTCCCTCTGGGACGTGGGAGCAACGGCGCCCCTCGTGGTGCCAAACGCGGGCACGGTGAACGCCTTTGCCACGAACGCGAAGCGCAGCATCCGTGGAGCGATCGCGAGC